GTGCCGGAGTAGTCGCACTGGACATTGATGCCGTCTGCGTTAGTCCACGTGGCCTCGACGGTGATGGGGTCTCCCTCGTTGAAGAGGAAGCCGATGCCGTCCTGCTCGATCATGACCGAGCCAGAGGCGGCGAGCCCTTCCATGACGAGGCCATCGCCATCGTAGATGACATGCTCCTCGCCATCGAGCGTCGCGGCCAGCCTCGTGATGGTCAGCTTGTTGCCGCCACGGAGCTGGTCGGTCGAGTAGGTCAGGCGCAGTCCGTCCGTAGACCACAGTGCTGCGTCGATGGTGCAGGTCGGCTCCCAGACGATGGTGCTCGTGGAGGATGCCACGTTGCCATGCCTGTTCACAGGGTAGGCGCTCGACCTAGAGGCCCACTGGCGCACCTCCCACTGGATGCGCACTGCATCCTTGCCGTTCCCGGAGAGCGTGCCGAACGTGAGAGCGCGCGAGTAGTTGCGCATCGCTCCGTCCTCGTCGCGCTGCTTCGTGGGGATGCAGGTGGCATTCTCTCCGGTGCCCCAGCCGAGGCCAGCGGTCGCGTCTCCCTGGATGTTCTTCCATGCAGACCAGCCAGCGAAGTCGCTCTGGCCCTTGGAGGCGTCGCGGTACTGCGTGCGATAGCGCAGCTCCCAGTCCGTCGCGGTGCCGAGCCACGACAGCCATGCCGTGATGTCCGTTCCGCTGATGGTGCTGCGAGCCTTGCCGCCAAGGCTGTCGGCGATGCCGAGCTTGGAGGCCGCGGGGAGCGCGACATCCAGCGCGGTCTCGGGAATGGCGAGGAACTGCTGGCCCTTGGTGTCGTTGTCCGTGTAGACCTGCACCACGGTGCCGATGTTGGCCCTGCCGCCCTTCACGTCCATGACCAAGTTGACGCCCTCAAGGTTGCGGAAGTTGACCAGAGGGTACTGCTGGCCATTGAGCGTCTGGCTCCCTACGATGGCGGGATACCACGACGTGCTCTGGTCGCTGCTGTCCTTCAGCACGTTGACCGGCACGGAGTTTGCCGCTGCATATCCCTTCGGTGCCATGAACAGCTTGGAGTTGGAGAGCGGCGATACCTTGACGTTCGGGTAGCTGTTGGTGACCATCCAGCGCTGGTCGTTGCTGTCGGTCGAGCCGACCAGCTTGACCTGCACGTCACCGGAGTTTCCGGAGAGGCCAGCGGCCACGTTGTGGTCTGCCGCCGACAGGAGCCGGTATGCTCTGCCAGCCTGCAGGATTGGCGCAGGCACGAAGAGCCAGACGTGGTCAAGGTCGCTGGATGACCTTGCGATGTCCAGATTCGTTCCCTTGGCCACGGACGATGCCGAGCCATACGCCTCCATCTCGTAGGAGGTGTCCAAGGCTGTCTTGATCTTGTAGCCCGAGTACGTCTGGCCCGATACCGTGTAGGTGTTGCCAGTGTCATCGATGCTCCACTGCTGGCCCTTGCCCTTGTTCCACGTCCACTGGCAGATGTTCTGCCCTTGCGAGACTCTGGAGCCACTGACGGCCATGACCATGTTGGTCAGCGGGAAGCGGATGACCTGGTACTCGCCATACGTCTGCACGGTGACGAGCTGGCCATCGCTGTCGTTTCGTGTGTACAGGCGTACGTTCGCGCCATTGTTGTTGGTCGCGCCCTGCGTGTCGACTGCCAGCGTAGTCTTGGCAGCACAAAGCATTACGTAGCCACCATCGGAAATCACTGGTCGGCCCTCCGTACCATATCCAACACGAATGCGTCGACCTCGGCCCTGATGGCCTCGTTGTCGTTCACTCGCGCGTCGTTGAAGACGATGTTGTAGACCACGCCTGCAGGCATTCCGCCGACCTCCGTGGTGGCGGCGAGGGACATCTCCGCTGCGCCGACCACTCCGCTGGTCGCGCCGAGCATCGCGGCCCGAGCCTCAGCAGCGGTGCGCTCGATGCCGATGGCCATGCCTTCCATGGTGTACTGGCCGATTTCGCGGAAGACTCTGGAGGGAGACGCGATGCCGAGCAGGTTGAGCGCTCCGTCAATAGCGCCTTGGACAGCACCGGTGACAGCATCCCAGACTGCTCCTGCCATGGAGCTGATGCCGTTGATGAGTCCCTGTATCAAGTCCTTGCCAGCGCCGACCAGGTCGAAGCTGGTGATGGCGTTGACCACGTTGTTGAGCAGGTCTCCAATTGCTGTGAGCGCTGGGCTGACCGACTGCCAGATGGCATCCATGATGCCCTTGAGGAACGTCATCGCAGCAGCCAGCATGCCAGGCGCTGCTGCCGCAACAGAGTCACAGAATCCCTGAATCGCACTGCCGAGCACGTTGGCCACGTTGCCCACAGCCTCCAGCAGCGTCAGCAGGATAACACCGAACAGGGTCGCAGCTGCGCCGATGAGCTGCGGGATGAAGGTCGGCAGCTGGTTGATGAGGCCAACAATCATCGCGGAGAATGCCGAGGAAATCATCGGCGCGACCTGCACGAGCGCAGGGGCAATCTGCGCGAACAGCTCGCCGAGTTTGGCGGTCAGGTTGGGCAGGTTGGTCATCAGCTGCGTCAGGATGATGGGGATTCGCTGGCCGATGTTGGTCAGCATGTTCGTCAGCGAGTCGACGAAGTTGTTGACCAGCTGGCCGATGTCGGCCTCGGGGTCGGCGAGGTGCGTGAGCAGGTTAGTCCATGCTGCAGCAGTAGCGGCCATCGAGCCTTGGATGGTGCCAGCGGCCTCCTCTGCCGTGGTGCCGGTGATGCCCATCTCGGTCTGGATGACGTGGATTGCATCGACTATGTCCGCGTAGGAGTCGATGTCGTAATGGATGCCGGAGATGGCCTCTGCGTCTGCGAGCAGGCGCTCCATCTCTTCCTTGGTACCTCCATATCCCAGCTTTAGATTATCGAGGAGCTGGAACTGGCCACGCGAGAAGCTAGCGTACGCATTCTGGATGGTCTCCATGTCAGAGCCCATCTTGTTGGCGTTGTCGGCCATGTCGCGGATGGCCATGTCGGCCATCTGCGCAGCGGCCTCGGTATCGCCACCGAGCGACTGGATGAGCGCTGCCGAGGTGCTCGTGACAGTCTCCATGTACTGGTTGGCCGAGAGTCCGGCAGTCTGGAATGCCTGCTCGGCATTGGCCATGACGGTGTCCGCCGCGCCCTTGAAGAGGGTCTCCACACCACCGACAAGCTGCTCGTAGTCTGCATAGTTTTCCAAAGCTGCCTTGGTCGCCGCGACCATCGCGGCAGCACCTGCAGCTGCTGCGAGCTTCAGGCCGGTCATGGCAACGCTGCCGAACCTCTGGGCGAACGATGCGCCAGCAGACTCGGCCTCCGGCGCGACCTGCTCGCCTATCTTTCCCTTCGCGCCTTTGAGCGAGGGAATGAGCGTGACGTAGGCTGTCGCCAGCTCAACTCCACCTGCCATCAGGCCTCCTCAATGCCTAGAGCCTTGCGTATGCGCTCGATGTCGGTCGATTCGACCTTCTTACGGAGCGCCTCTCTCTGGGATGGCGTAGGCACCATCTTGGGCTTGTTGCGCCCGTGCTCAGCATCCTTGGTCTTAGACCAGAGCAAGGCACGGAGCGAATACTCGATGGATGCCATCAGGTAGCGCTCGGTCGACCATGCCAGCACAGGGTCGACTGTGCCTAATGACCTAGCGCCCTCTGGCAGCTGAGCGGCCAATACAGCAGCATGGGCCACGGAGTACCCGTGGCCCATGTCCGCTAGATCTAGCCCGTAGTACTGCCTGAAGTCGGCAGTCAACTCGTCTCGACGAGAGAGCATTCGAGCGAGTATCAGGAATTTTTTGCGTTTAGCGCATTCGTCAAGCTGGTGAAGAAGGCCATGACCATCTCGCTCGTGAGCCTGCCGTCGTGCTGCTCGCGCAGCTCGCGCTTGACTCGCGGCCAATCCTCGCGGAAGACCAGCCTGAAGAGCTTGGGGATGGTGACCATCCTGTCCCTGTCGGCGGTCTCCTCGTCCATCATCACGGCCAGACACTCCAGCACCTCGAAATCGTCCAGGTCTGCCGCAGTGACGTTGACCTCAATCCCATCGATGACCATGGCTTCTCCTCCCTAAGCCAGACTAAGCGTCGATGTAGTCGTAGACGGTGTTGCCCTGCGCATCGGCGGCGCAGGTGATGGTGACCTCGCGGCCCACGACCTCGCCGGAGCTGATGGTCAGGTCACCGACCTCGGTGACGGAGCCAACAGGAACGACCTGCCGCCACTTGCGATTGTTCTTGAGGAGCAATTCGAAGACGTAGGCGTGCTGCCCCATGTCGTTTCCGTTGTGGATGACGGTGATCTTGTCGTTTGACTCGGTCACGTTGGAGTCACCATAGGCAACCTTGAGCGCGTCAGCCTTGACCTCGATGAGAGTCAGCGTGATGGTCTCCTCGCGCGAAGACGTTGCCGTGTAAACGGTGGTGCCGTTCATATCGACAATGTTCTCGGTGTCGGTCTCGATGGCCTCGCTGATGCCGTCCTCGGAGATAAAGCCGAGATTCACAAACTCGGAGCCGAGCGCTGTGGTGTTGTCCGTGGGAATGGTGGCGGTAAGAGGAGCGCGGAAGATGTAGCCTCCCGCAACGCCCTTGCCGGTAGAGACGTTAGCGGTGTCGTTCGCCATAGTCCCTCCTTAGTAGTTGTAAGTTATCTGGCAGTTGATGGTGGTGGCCAGCTCGTGCGACTGAAGGTCGTTGTCCTCGAAGACAGAGAGGACATCGGAGCCGAAGACATTCGGCTCGACGAACTTCAGTTGCTCAATTGCCTGCTGCATCTGGCCGACCAGCTCGCGCAGCCTGCCTCGTGTCGCAGCGAACAGCTGCACAGAGACCAAGGCCCTATCGATGACCATGTTGGTCAGGTCTCCTCCGGTGCGCTCGACGATGCCGAATTCTTCCGGTCTGTCGGCGGGGATGGAATGATAGAGCTGGACGATGTCGGAGCAGGCTGCGATGATGACAGTCTGTACGTCCATGCTTACCTCAGATTGTTGGTCAGGCGATTCTGGGCTCGGATGCCGTGGGGGTTGGATGCGAGCACACGTGTCCTCGCTCGCTTTGCCGTGGAGTCATCCACGGCGGTGAAGGGATAGTTGCGCATCTCGTCAGGGGATGACTGCGCATTAGCCTTGTCGGCGATGGCCTTGCCGAGCTTGTACAGCTCGGCCTGCACGTCCCTCTTGGAGAGCACTGCCTTCGCACCAGAGCTGTGGAGCACGATGCGCACCTTCTTAGCCATCCACGACCTCCACGTCAGCTGGCATGTGCCAGCGAGTCGGCGTATTGGCATCGGTGTATGGCGCAGGGTCACCGATGACTCGGTACTCCCTTCCACGTACCGTCACCTTGCATCCGCGAAGGGATGCGGAGAAGGTCTTGGGGAAGTGCAGCCTCATCGCGGCCCTCGTGCCGTCCAGTCTGGCGTTGCCCTCCACGTCCGAGCCGACAGATGGGTCGATGAGCACATCGTCGACAGTCTCCGGAGTCCACCTGATGACCTCGTCCATGTTCTCGTCGTAGGTCGTGGTCGGAGTCCAGACGATGACCTGCTCGCCTATCACAGCTCGTCCTTCCAAGTGTGTGCCTGAATCTCCCTGAATCCGCCAATGAGCCTTAGCGACTGCAGCTCTCGCCGAGTCACGTAAAGAGCCTCGCCAGCGTTGGCGTAGGTGTACGTCTGGGAATAGGGGCCAGCGCTCATGGTCTGCTGCGAGTAGATGTCGCTCGCGCCATCGGAGGCCAGCTTTCGCGCCACCATGTTGCACACGACAGTCTTGGCAGCCGCGAGACGGTAAGGGTCTGTTTCGCTCGGGTCGAAGCCTCGCTCGACCAGCATCACGGAGGCATCGGAGAGCAGCGCGTTGACGCGGTCAGCCTCCGATGCCTCGTAGGTGTTGCCGGTTCTGAGAGCCAGGTCTTCGAGCGTAGCGAACACGACCAAGCTCTCGGTCATTGGCTACTCCTCGCTCTTCTTGGCCTTCTTCTTGGGCTTCTTGGGCTGCTCCACCTTGGTGAAGCCGCCCTTCAGGAGCCTTTCGGCGATTTCGCCGGAAGCCACGACGATGCCGCCGTTAGGCGCTCGCAGCTCCATTACGACTGCGTGGTGCTAGTGAGGATTGCGAACTCGCCGGCGTTGCGCACGGCGAACGCGACCTCGATCTCGGCGCGGACGGCGAACATGTTGTTCTGCCACAGGTTGAGCGTGGTGGCGCTCTCGCCAGTGCCCACGGTGAGCGTGGCCTGGTCGGAGACGTCAATCTTCACGCCCTCGACGGTGCCGTAGACGGCGTCGGAGAAGTCACCGGCGATGCCGAGGATGTTCGGCGTGCCAGCCTTGTAAAGGGCCTTGGAGGTCATGACCTCGGCGCCGAGGATGCGGCCCACGCTGCCCTCGGTGGCGTCGGCCATGAACAGGGGACGGCCATTCTCGTCGGTGGCGCCCATGACGAGCGCCATGCCCTGCGCGGACAGGCCCACGTGGTCCATGATGCCGCCGGCACCGGCAATGCCCTGCATGGCGGCGACCATGCCCTTGAAGGTCTTGCCGGCGATGCCAACGGCGGTCGCGGAGCCGAGCACGTCGAAGCCGGAGCCGGGGGCCGTGGTGCCCATGATGGTCTCGTCGAACTTCTTGGCGAGCGCGTAGGGGAGACGGCGCACGAGCTCCTCGTACAGGCCGGGGAGGTCGCGGCGGAACTCGTTGGAGAACGGCTCGATGACGGCCAGCTTGTACGGGACGAGCGTCTTCTTCTGGAAGGTGGAGGTGCTGACCGGCTTGGCGGCGGTCTCGTTCACCCAGTCGGCGACAGGCTCGCCGGTGATGGCGTTGATGCTCACGCCAGTGCCGGGGATGCGGAGCTGGCGGGCGGCCCGCATGAAGAACGACTCGTCGATGGTCGCGCCCCAGACCTCCTGGGAGACCTCCTGCGGGAGGGCGATGCCGGTGGTGCCACGGTTGATGTCAGGCATGCTGATTTCCTTTCGTTAGTTGCCCAGAGCCTCGTTCACTGCATCCGCGAACATCTGGGCTGTGGTCTTGGGTTTCGTCTGCTCTCGGGGGAAGATGCCAGCCTCGGGAGCGTTGGGAGCACCTACTGGCTTGTATGCAGACGTGATTGCCTGCGCCTGTTCCATCAGCGAGTCCTCGTCGGCGGCGTTGAGCGAGGCCACGATGACCTCCGGAACACCAGATGCCTGCGAGACTCGCTGGACGAGGAGCCGGTGCTCTCGCTCCTCGGTGAGTCGCTGGTTCTCGGCCTCAAGTGCTGCGATGCGCTCCTCGACAGACTTCGAGGTCTGCTCCATCTGGTCGAACTGCCGAGCCTTCTCGGCATTCTCCTTGGAGCGCTTCTCCCACTTCCGGCTGTTGGCCAGCGCCTCCTCGTACTTTGCCTTGTAATCGACATCCTCGACGTGCGTCTCGTCGACCTTGGCCTCTTCGCTCATTCGAGCCTCCTATCCGTGCGGATTGGTCTTCGCCCCGTGCGGGGCCTGTATATGCAAAGGGCCATCCGTGCGGATGGCCCTAGTTGCCTGAGTTAGTCAGCGTCGAAGGTGCTTCTGCCTAGTCGCGCTTGGAGCGCCTCTTCCTTCATGGCTCGGATGGCATCATCCTTCGCCTTGCCGGTGAGGATTTCGCCCTCCTCGTCATGTGGCTCGGAGCCGTCAATGGCCTCGAAGTCGTGCCACAGGTCGCGCAGCTCGTCGGGATCATAGCCATCCACCTGCGTCTCGCCCTGCACACCAGGAACGATGAGGCAGTTGCATCCTCGGTGCTGTGCGTGACCAGCTGAATCTGCTGTCGTATACACGAAGCCACGAGAGGCGAGCATCGTGCAGTAGGTACAGGTCTCCAAGCCTGTCGGAACTCGTGCGTACCTGACCTTGCCAGCCCTGCCAGCTCGGCCAGTCTTGATGGCCCTCTTCTGCCTGCGCTGGCGAGCGATGAACTCGGCGTTGGTGCGCTCGACGTTGTCGATGGCGGTGTCGTTCGCGGCCTTTCGCACGTGGTAGCGCGTCAGCTCTCGCACCTCCTCGACGAAGCGGTCGGGGTCGTAGTCATCCTCCGTGAGCCATCGCGCCTGATAGCGCACTCCCTTGGAGATGGCCCCCTTGTCCGGCCCACGATAGATGGCAGCTTGGCCTGTTGCCACGTTCTCCTCGCGCATGATGCCGTCGTACATCTGCATCGCTGCAGTGCTGGCTGCGTCTCCGTAGAGCTGCACCACCTCGTTGATGGCAGCGATGGCGTATTCGCGCAGCTCCTCGACCGAGGCGTAGGGGTTTTCCTCCATGTAAGCCTCGATTAGACCAGCCACGACATCCTCTGCCTTGCTGGTGAGCTGAGACAGCTGCTCGGCGTAGCGCCTGATGACCGACCTCTGGATGACCATTTACTCTCCCAGCGTCGAGAGCACGTTGAGCCCTGCCGCTTCGCGCAGCTCGTTCCTCACGCGCTTGCGCTCCTCGGCGGTCAGGCCGTTCAGCTCCCAGAAGGTGTCCGTGTTGGCGAAGCCGTCCACCACGGAGGCCAGCTTGATTGCGCTGTCCGTCTGCTGTGCGAGCGTAGGCATCGCGGGGTTGCGGAAGCGAGAGTCGATGCCGAGGTCGAGCTGCTCGGCCTCGTCGAACGTGATGCCCAGCTCGGTGGCAACGCATGCCACTGCCACGTCGCGCAGCGCCTCGCCTGCGGTCTCGTTCCAGTCCCTGACCTTGAGGATCAGGGGCTCGTTCTCGGCGTAGATGGCCTCGGAGCTTGCGGGATTGTCATGCACTTGGCCAAACTGCGAGACGTGGATGCCAGTTGCAGCGGCCATCCTGCCGCAAAGGTTGCGGAAGTGGTCGGTAAGTGGCTGCATGCTGGGCTGTGCCAGCTGGCCGAAGGTCGGTGTCGTTGCCTCGCTGGTCATGTCGACATTGATGATGTTGCCGATATACGCCTGCCACCTGTCGATGCCCTCGAACGTGTCGGCATCGGTGCCAAGCAGGTACTTCTGCGTGCTGGCGGCGAAGGCCGAGGCGATGGCCTCGTTGATGTTGGTGCGCACTGCCTCGTCGATGTAGCCCATGACCTCGCGCGTGATGCGCGAGTTGCCCATCGGTCGCTCCAGCGTTGCCTCGTAAGGTGCCACGAAAGCAGGAAGGTGGCCGAGGCCATGGGGCTCGTACTCTGCATGCCACTCGTGGCCATCATTGAACAGCCTGATGAGACTGGTCGGCGTGACCACGTTGATGCGCTCCGGCTCGTCGGTGGGGATGCCGTCCTTGCGCATCATCGAGACCACGAACATGGCCGAGGTGATGTCTCCCACGGTGTCATCGTAGATGGCAGACGAGACCGAGGCGGGATATGCGCTGACTCGCGCCAGCCCAGTCTCCTTGACTCGGCTGACGAAGAACAGGCAGAAGCACTGCTCCAGAGCGCTGGTCGCGGCCTTGCGGTACTTGGTGCGCATCTTCTCCCTGCGCATGACCTCGTCGAGGATGGATTGCGCCTGCTCGCTCTCGCACGTCCATCCGTCGAACTTGGAATGCTCGACCATCACGTCGACGGCCTTCTTACCCCATCCACACGCAGCGTCGAGGGTACGGAGACTCGGCGGAATGGAGATGCCAAGGTCTTTGAGACGGTTGTGCATCGTGTAATAGTCATGGCGCACCAGGTTGCGGTGACGCTTGACGTGCCACAGGTGGACTAGGGCATGAACCAGCCCACGATCCTCGTCAGCGAGACCGACAGCATCTGCGACCTTGTAGGTAACATCTAACATCGGATGGTAGACCTCCTCTTGGGATTGCGTCTCGACGTTCTGGCGGCGAGCAGCGCCAGCGCTGCGCTCTCTATTGGTGCGGAGAGCGAGTTGGGGCCATCGCCGAAGCCGAATCCTCCCGCGGTGCCTATCGGCCTCTTTATCGATTTCGTTGCAGATGCATCCATTGCCTCGGATGCGATGTGCGTGACCGAGCCAGCCTGTACTGACTCGACCATAAGCGAAGCTGCATCCATCGCCTGATTCGCCGAGGCGAGGATGACCGAGCCCTTCTTGGCTCCCAGCTTCGCAAGGTTGCGCTCCAGCGGCCTCGCGCCGGAGCGGCCATCGATGATGACGCAGGATGCCCTGCTGATTCTCTCGATGAGCCACTCGGCCAGCTTGCCGCTGCCGTGCTCCGCGCTCATCACGTCGATGAGCTCGACGTGGTCGGGGCCATCGTCCGTGACGATTGCCGCCGAGAGAGCGGCAGTGCTGCCGTCCGTGGTGAACTTAACGCCATAGGCGAGCTTGCCGTCCTTTGGAGCCTTGTTCGGCAGAATCTCGCATGCGGCCCATGCCTTCGCATCGATGGCAGACTTGGTCGCAGCCTGCTTTGGCAGCCAGTAACCAAGGCGCTCCTGCGCGAATGCCAGCTCGGTGGAGTAGGTGCCCAGCTCGCTCTCGACTGTCTCCTCGTCGATGCGAACGCCTAGCGCCGGATTGGTGCGATACCAGACGTCTCGGTCGGCAGGGTTTCCGTAGCCGGATTCGACCAGATCGCAGACGCTCCACTCGCTCCAGCTGATGCTCTTCTCGTCCTCGGGATGCTCCTTGAGCGCGTAGTGCATCGTGGAGAACATGGTGCCGCCAGACTCGGGGCCGGGCGGCGTGCCAACGAAGATGTACTGTGGATTGCCCAAAGGTGCGGATGATGCCGTGGAGAGGATGGCCTTCAGGTGGACGTCCGTCAGCTCCTGCGCCTCGTCGCAGATGATGGTGTCGACTGTATAGCCTCTCTTGGCATTCTTCGTTCTCGTGGTCAGGTAGATGGCACCACCATTCACGAAGAAGATGGCCTCCTTGCCGGTGGCCTTGCGCACCATCTTGACCTTTGCGTTGAGCTCGGGATAGGTGGCCTCGGGGTCGTGCGCCTGATTCCCAAAGAGCTCGCGGAGCCTGTCGAACAGCTGCGTGACCGTCGAGTAGTCGTGCGCCGAGTAGAGGATGCGCTCGCCTCTGGCCTTCTTGCCCTTTGCCTTGAGGATGGCAGGGATGCCGAGGATGCCAAACTCGATGCGCGTCTCCAGCAGGACAGTCTTGCCGTTCTGTCTGGGCTTCATCTCGCCATTTCGCCTGTGCACCCATTTGCCGCGATAGTCGATGGCCAGCCAGTCATTGATGGTGGCCTGCTGGCAGGGGTCTAGGTCAACTCCGATGGCTGCTGCGATGGCAGTTGCCACTGGCCCGTAGGTCTTCGAGTACTCTTCGGCAATGTGGAAGGTCGGCTCTTGGCTAAAGTCGGGCGAGCGCATCGGCTATCGCCTTGTCAATGGAATTCGGGGCATCCTCTTCCTCCGATTCCTTTGGCGCTTCCAATTCAGAAATGCGAGCCATGGTCTCGCGGTACTCCTTGGCCAGCTTGGCGAACACTGTTGGAGCGACATCGGCCATCATCTCTTCGAGCAGCCGCTTCAGGTGGTGCAGACCTTCCAGTTCGGTCTCACCAAAGTCGGCGCCTAAGCGACCTATTACCGCCTTTGTCACGTCTTGCGCCCTGGACGAGTCGAGTCCGAGAGACTGTCGGCGGCGCTTGACCGCGTCGCGCGACAGGCCCAGCTCTGCCGCCAGCTCGCGCTCGGACAGCTCGGGATGCGAGCGGATGAATTCATCGTCTTCAGGCGTTGTCTTCTGCTGGTAAGGCATCCAGCCGCCTTTCGGGTCTTCTGGAGAGAAAAAGGCACA